ATGAATCGTAGAGAATTAGATGTCTTAAGTATTTTGTGGCGAACCAGTGAGCCGAAAACGGCTATAGATATCGTAAAATCTAAATCTGGACTTACCCAAAGTACGGTTACAGCAGTTTTGAGAAAATTGCTTGAGAATGAGTTGGTGGAAGTTGTTGGTGTGACGCATAGTGGTAGAGTATTAAGCCGTACATATAAAGCAACAGAAAAGGCAAAACAAGTTGTTTTGGACTATTTTATAGAACGTTATAGGGAGTTTAAGGATGTGGTGAGTCAAGAAGAATTAGTTTCATTAATGAAGAATCTTTGATGGTATGATATGTTTTATAAGGTTACGGTAGAGAAGAGTTGAACTAGGTGATCAACTTTTTTGGCTATAGTGGTTTTGCATAATTTAAAATGATTTAGAAAACGCAGGGAGAAGGGGGAATCTTACCAGAACTTAAGAATGATATGGATGATAGTGAAATAAAAAAATGATAACATATCATGGTTTGTATGAACCTGCCAATTCTTGTAAAGTTCTGTCAAATATAGGATTTTACAAGATGGTTAAATAATCCAGCATCTATGTCCCTGCTGTCCAGCGATTAGGAAACCTATTGGCAATTATATAGAATACAAGAAATCTCACCAACATAAAGTCGGCTAACGCCCCGCAAAGCGACTATAGGCTTGACATTGGCTCAAATTTTTATTGATGGTTATTAAGCCACTCCAAGGTGATTTCCGCATCCGGAATACCGGTTTCCATCAATCCGAAAACATATCTCCAGGTGTTTAATTGTTCGATTGCATACGATACTTACAGTCGGGAGTCCCTTTTTTATGAGCAGTATACGGGAAGCATTATAGATATATCACAGTTGCAGTTTATGTTGGAGAAGGCCAGGGGATATGGGTATCGACATGAGGGATTCATACTGGGACAGAGGATATTTCGGCAAGGAAGATATCCAATATATGGACCGGTGTGGCTACGATTTTGTGATCATGGTAAAGAGGATGAATTCCGTTGTCAGTGATCTGATCCTTGAAAACAAGGGTAAGTTTGAAAAAGAAAGAACTGGTTGAGGCAGTTGAAAAGAGTAGTAAGTCGTACGAAGAGATCATGCGCTTTTTGACATCAGGCAATGAGGGTTTATATCGATGGGGGAGTATTCGAGAATTCTAATTGAACAGTACTGCTGGTATCATAACTCGGCAAAGAGCAGACGGTTAGAAAAACTGGCGAGGAAATCATACGACATTAATGCTGCATACACAGATGCTGATGGAATATTTATGGAAAAAGTAATTGTGCAGGAGAAGGATGAGAGGCCACAAGAGGCGTTTCGGGATCTGGTAGATTTCATGTTTGGGTACTAAGCAGAACTGTTTGAGTGAGAAAAAATCAGGAAGTCCACAAAAAATATTAAGTTGTATTTGAATTGCAAATCTTACGGGCGTAATATTAGTAAGGAATTTAAAAGTTTATTGTTTACAATTTTTCCGCTTTTTTCTTTGTATATTATATAACCGGTTATAGAAAGTAAATAATATAACAAAAGGATGGTGGAATTATGGACACAATGGTTTTAATAACGCAACAGTATCTAAACGCAATGTATGGAGGTAACGCAGGTTATAATGCTGTTATAGAAGATGGTTTGACAGGATGGTCTACAATATATGCTTTAACAAGAGCGCTCCAGATTGAACTGGGGTTAACTAGCACTGCGGATAATTTTGGTAATGCAACAAAGGCGGCTTTCAATCAGCTATATCCGAATGGTATTATTCAGCAGAGTGCTAACGATACCACAACTAGTAGGGTGTATGCAATAATTCAGGGTGCTCTATGGTGCAAAGGTTACAGTACCGGAGCTTCTGGTATTACTGAACATTTCTATGGAGGAACTGGTTCAGCCGTAATAAGCCTCAAAGAAGATGCGGGGTTAGAAAACCCTGATTCAACAGTTACTCTGAATGTGATGAAGGGGTTGTTGTCAATGGATCAGTATAAACTTGTATCGAGTGGAAATGCGACAATTAGATCTATTCAGCAGCAACTCAATCAGAAATATGAAAGCAATATTGGATTAATCCCCTGTGATGGATTATATGGTCGCGAGATGAATAAGGCACTTATCATTGTGTTACAGGCAATATTAGGATTATCAGCGGATGGAGTTTTTGGAAATGGAACAAAGGCTGCTTGTCCAACGTTGCCTGACGATATTGATACATTATCCGAAGATGTTGCAGAAGAACTTTTATTTTTGGTAAGGTATGCATTATATTGTAACGGCTATAGTGTCAGTATTAATACTATTGGATGGACTTCTTTATTAGAAGCTTTTGTAAGAAACTTTCAAAATGATTTGAAGCTAACAGTAACAGGAAAGGCAGATGTTGATACTTGGATGTCATTACTTTTAAGTAAGGGTAATCCGGATAGATCATGTACTGCGTGTGACACTCGCTTTGAAATAACATCTAGCCGAGCAGCAGAGTTAAAAAGTAAGGGATATAATATTGTTGGACGTTATCTTACGGGAACGGATTTCAAAGTGTTGAGGGATGACGAAGCACAGAGAATTTTGGATAATGGGTTATACTTCTTTCCAATTTTTCAAGAGTCTTCAACTGCTGTATCATATTTTACGGAAGACAGAGGTAAACTGGATGCTAGAAATGCAGTTAAAGCGGCGCGTAAATTTGGAATCCCGGAAGGAAATGTAATATATTTCGCTGTAGATTTAGATGCTACTTCATCACAGATAACAAATTATGTTTTGCCATATTTTAAGGCTTTATCAGAATCAATCGATCCTTTGTATGTAGTTGGTGTTTACGGAACTAGAAATGTTTGTACTCAGGTATGTGAAGCCGGGTATGCAGTAACCTGTTTTGTAAGTGATATGTCAACTGGATATAGCGGAAACATGGGATTTAAAATTCCTTCAAATTGGAATTATGATCAATATGCAGAGATTAGTATGGAGACTATTACAGATGGGGCATGGGCTATTGATAAAGATGCATATTCTGGTAGATATGAACCCGTTACAGAGTTAGGCTATATCTATGTTCAGCCTTCTAAACCGGATATTCCTGCAAGTCCTACGATAACAAGTGTTTTACCTTTGATTGCTAAGCTAGAGACTTTATATGTGGAATGGTACACGCAACATTATGCGACGGAAGAAAATCCAGATCCATATTTATCACCAAGAGGTCTTGCGGCAGGTATTACGAATTTCCTAAGAAGTATGGCCTATACAGCAATTTATTGGACGATTGGTTTGCTTAGTGATATTAATAATGATTTTGTTACCTATGTTCAGCAAAAGAGCCAAGAGGAAGGCGGTTATTATAATCTTTATTCAGATTTATCTGTATATATGCAATCTGGCTCAAGTCAGGTGTTAATTTCTGATGGTAATGATGGATTGATTGATTTAAAACATTTGGCTGCTACTATAGAAGCATATATTGACATTACCTTAGTTCCCAAAAACTGGGTTGGTTGGGCTGGCGATTTAGCATCTTCTATGGAGGATACTACGAAATATCTAAGTGAGAATGGGGGAGATTGTCAGCGTGTTGCCGATTCTTTAGTGGGGTGTTCTGGAACACAGTTTTCATATGAAGATATGTGCGGTGACGCAGATGCTATAAAAATAGCAGAACTAATCTTAGCGTCAGAATCATCTACACATTCATTTTCCGAAGCCTTTAGTGATTACTTTGCTAACTATGTAGGAAATAGATTTATGTATATTGTTGAGGATCTTGAATGTACAGAATATTTACCAGATATAAAGGAAGCGGTTAAGAATATGATGGTAGAAAGTGGTGATTTGATCGTGTTATACTTTGGGAAAAATCCTACGGCAGAAGTAATAGATGCATGTTGCAACGCATTTTCAAATTACATTTATCGTGAACTGTAATATTAGAAAAGACTTATATAGATATACGCAAAAGATTTATTTTCACTATATTACTTTGTTAGATATCATGAATAAAAAAGCTATTTTTCGATACATGGAGGTAGTAATGAAAAAGAATACTTTAGTGATATTATTGATAATTGAAACTACTGTAATTATTTTAGGATTGATTTTGCACTATGCAGGACATTTTAAAGTAACCGAAAATTCTCAAGAATTATCGGACAATAGTTATGAACTTTTATCGGTGGAATCAGCAGATAAAGAACTTTTTCGTGAGTTGTCACCGGATGGTAACTATACATTAGTAATAACGGCAGTTGGAGAGCCTAGCTTTCCTTTTGGCACAGATCAATTGAAGGTAACGCTTTTCGAAACGGTACATGAAAGCGAAGGACCGAGAAGATATTATCGTGCATCATTTAGAGCGAATGTTGCGAATGATGGTGCAAGAGCAGAGTATAAAGTAGAGTGGTTGGACGATGGGGTTCAGATTGCTTTATCTGGTGAAGAACAACCTACGGCGTATTATGTTTTACCATTTAAAACATTAGATGAGTAAAGAAATTGGTCTACAACCATTAAGCAAGGCTCATAGAGAGAAGCTTAGATATAGCTTTAACGGAGAGCATCAGATAGTCTTGGTGGACAAGCACAGTATCGCACTTTGTGAACAGGTTACAGCCCTTGATTATGGCAGAATTATTGAGAACATGGGAAAGGTTGAAAAGTATAACTAACAATACTGTAAACGGAGTAAGCCGGGCGGGAGCGTCCGGCTTTTCCATATTTGTCCGTGATAGGACAAAGTATGCCAATCATAGATTGTATTAGAAAGGTATAGGACAATCAGATAGAAGAATAAAATAGGAAAGAGTTGGTGATACAGAAAGTGGATATCATGGAAGAAAGAGAAAAGTTGTGGGATATTGGGGAAATAGAGATAGATAAAGAATTATCTGTAAAAAATAAGATACAAAATTTTGATCGTGGCATTAAGGAAGAAACCTTGACGCATATGAATGAAGGATATATTGTTAGGGTTCATTTTGGAAAGGAAGATTATTCGGCAACAGATGCAGTCAAGCATTACTTGAAACAGATTGCACAATTAAAGTATTAAAATGACTCGACAGAATGAAAAAGATATGTTAATGTAAGGTTAGGATTGAAAGCGGATTCCTGACTTTAATTGTATGTTTGTGAAGTTTCGTATTAACGACATTAAAGTAAGGAGTGATGCATATGAGCAAAAAGAATATTTATGATACTGCCCTTTATCTGCGTCTTTCCAGAGATGATACAGATATTGATGGCAGAAATAAAACAGAGAGTAATAGTATAAGTAGTCAACGTGATTTATTGAGAGCGTATGTTCAAAGTCATGATGATTTACAAATTTTCGATATTTATATTGATGACGGTTATTCAGGAGCAGATTTTAATCGACCGGAATTTGAGCGAATGATGGAAGATATTCGTGCCGGAAAAGTGAATTGTGTCATCGTAAAAGATTTATCAAGATTTGGACGAGATTATATTGAAGCCGGGCGGTTTATTCAGAAAACCTTCCCGGCTTTTAATGTGCGTTTTATTGCGGTCACTGATAATTATGATAGTCTGTCCGCGGATACGACAGATCAGGCATTGGTATTGCCTGTTAAAAATTTCGTGAATGACAGCTATTGCCGTGATATTAGTATGAAAGTTAAGGCACATCAAAAAGTAAAGCGTCTGGAAGGAAAGTGTATATCTGCGTTTACAGTATATGGTTATTTGAAAAATCCTGATGATAAAAACCAGCTGATTATAGATGAATATGCAGCAGATGTGGTACGAAAGATATTTTCATGGAAGATTGCAGGAATGAGCTTAGGTGCGATTGCAAATAAGCTCAATAATCTTGGGATATTATCGCCTATGGAATATAAAAAATCATTAGGCATAAAGTTTTCAACAGGATTTGAAAGTGCAGGAACTGCAAAATGGGCTGCTGTATCGGTGAAACGTATTTTGATAAACCGGGTATACATCGGTTATATGGAGCAGGGAAAGCAGGAGAAAATAAGCTATAAGATGAAGAAGCGAGTGGTCAAGCCGGAAGAAGAATGGATACAGGTAAAAAATACCCATGAAGCCATTATTTCTGAAGTGGATTTCTATTTGGTTCAGGAATTGCTAAAGTTTGATGGAAGAACATCTGCTAATACAGATACAGCGAATCTTTTTAGTGGGATTCTTTTGTGTGCAGATTGTAAAACACCTATGATTAAACGAGTCAACACTTATAAAGGAAAGAAGCGGGTCTTTTATATATGTCAGACAAAGAATAAGTCATTGGGATGCAGTCGTCATAGTATAGAGGAAGACATGCTAAAGAAGATTTTATTGAAAGAGATAAAAACATGGATTGACCTGATGGCATCATACTCTGAAATCATGGATGTGATGGAAGAAATGAATGTAAATTATGAACAGGTGGTAGAGTATGATTCGCAGATTAGCGTATTGAGAAGTGAATACAATAAATATTTTAGATTGAAAAGCGGTCTGTTGTCTGATTTGAAAGAGGGATTAATAGATAAGGAAGATTTTGATGAGTTCCATAGTCTTTATACAAAAAAATGTGATGAACTTGAGCTTGCAATCAATAACCAGAAAAATCTTGTGAAAAAAATGTTTCAAAATGGAGTTGCAGCAAAAACCCAGTTGGATAAATACAAAAAATCAAAAGATCTGGGTACGCTGACAAGGGAATTGCTGGTTACAATGGTCAGTAAAGTATATGTTCATGAGGGGAAAAAACTGGATATTGTTTTTCGGTTTTCCAACGAATTAGAAAAATTGAAAGTCATTAACCAAATGGTTCAGAATGATATTTTGAAACAGGAGGTGGTGTAAATGGCAAGAACAGCAAAGAGATATAAGGACGCCAATAACGGGCTTAGAGCGAATGGTAAACTAAGTTATTATGTTGGTGTTTACAGTAGATTGTCTGTAGATAATCATGACCGAAAATCCGAGTCTGTTGAAAATCAGATTGATATTATAAATCGGTTTATTTTTGACAATAATTCCAATCCGGACAGGGAGATGGAACTGGTGGTATATGATACTTATATAGACAGAGGGATATCAGGTGCTTCCTTTGAGAGAAACGGTTTTGAGAGGCTGATGCAGGATGTAAAAGAGCATAGAGTAGATTGTATTATCGTGAAAGATTTATCACGTTTTGGAAGGGATTATCTTGAAACCGGAAATTTGATAGAAAAGATATTACCGTTTTTAGGATGTAGGTTTATTGCGGTAGCGGACCATTTTGATTCCATGGCAGCAAATGTAAATGAAAGTAAGCTTGCAATGAATATTAAAAATCTCGTAAATGATATGTATGCGAAGGATATTTCAAAAAGAGTAGCAGTTGCAAGAAAAATGTCAGCGGAGAGCGGTTCCTTTATCGGTAGTTTCGCACCATACGGTTATGAGGTAGTTCATGCTCAAGGGGCTCGTAAGCTTCAAATTAATGAAGAATGTGCGGAAGTTGTGCGAAATATCTTTGGATTATATGCTCAGGGAATAGCTATTAAGGATATTATTGCACGGCTGTATTCCGATAAAGTTCATAGAATCAGTGATTACAGAAAGTATGGTCATGTTTATTGTGAGGAGGGGGAGATACTGCATCAGTGGAGCGAAGGTTCTATTTCAGGAATACTCCAAAATACAAACTATTTGGGAAATCTGCAGCAATGTAAATCCAGGTCAAGACTGTATGAAGGGCAAAAAGGTGTATCTTTTGCAGAGGAAAAAGATTGGGTAACAGTAAGGGACACACATGAGGCGATTATTAATCAGGAATTATTTGAAAGAGTGAAGGAACGAAAGTCAGGTGGTAAGCCGGAAACTAAAATTCAATATAAGAATAAAAACACAGAGAATATTTATCGTAATATTTTGTGTTGTGGGTGCTGTGGAAAAGTAATGCATGCCACTTATTACCAGAGCAGGGTAAAGGATGAGCGGCATTATGCATATTATTGTCGGAGTGCATATCTGATTGATGAAAGAAAGTGTGAAAAGAATTATATCAGAGAGGAACAGATTACTGCCTTATGTTTGGATCAGCTGCGTAATGTTTTAAAAAAGCAGCAGGTTAAGGCAAAAGATTTGACAAAGCTGAATATGGAGGAGTATGAAAGCAAAATTGCTGAATATGAACTTGAGGAAAAGAAAATTGCTGAAGAATGTGAGCATATGAAACAACAAGCAGGTATCATATATGGGCAGTATAAAGAAGGAGTGATAACCAGAGCGGAGTATGATGTCTTTAAACAAAATAAAAAAGAACAGGATTATTTCGCAGAAAAAAGATTAGAGGAAATCAGACGAAAGATTAGAATGGCTAAGAGTAAGGCAGAAGAAGAGAATAAATTTTTGCGTTCCCTTCTGAAAGCAGAAAAATGCCAAAAACTTAATATTCAGTTGGTAGAAGCACTAATTGCAAAAATTATTGTTTTTTCTGATGGCGTTATTGATATTGTATATAAATTCTCAGATGGAGGGATGCAGGATGAAGAAAATTGCAGGATATTATCGTCTCTCTATGGAGGATGATGATATAAAAGTTGAAAGCAACAGTATTACAAATCAGAGGCTGCTTATAAAAAATTATGTCTCACAGGACACAGAATTGAGTCAGTATGAGTATTGTGAGTTTTATGATGATGGATATTCCGGAACGACAATGAACAGACCGGGAGTGCAGGAAATGCTTGAGCAAATCAGAAATAATGAAATCCAGGCAGTAATTGTGAAAGACATATCCAGATTTTCCAGAGACTATATTGAGCTGGGGACTTACATGGAGCAGATATTTCCTTTTATGGGGATCCGTTTTATTGCAATCACTGACCGCTATGATAGCAAGGACTATATTGGTCGTACTGCCGATATGGATATTGCATTTAAGAGTCTGTTGGCAGATTTTTATTGCAAAGATGTTTCAGCTAAAGTGAAAAGTTCAATAGAGGCAAAGCGGAAGCAGGGAAAATATTCGACAGGTCTTGTACCTTTTGGATATGCAAAGGATAAGGATGATCCTTATAAGCTGATTGTTATTCCGGAAGAAGCCGAGGTAATTCGATATATTTTTCGATTATCGGTTTTGGGTAACAATTTAACTCAGATTTGTAAGAAACTGAATGATGAAAGAATTATGACTCCTTTAGAGTACAAGAATCTGAGAAAAAAGCAGAACCGTAAAGAATTACAGCGTACAACCAAGCTTTGGCAGGCTGGAACAGTAAGAACTATTTTGACAAATGAGAGTTATATCGGAAATATGGTTTATGATAAAACGGAACAATCTGCTGTGGGTTCTGGAAAACAGATTGTAAAGTCAAGAGCAGAGTGGAAGGTGTTTGAAAATCACCATGAGCCGATTGTTGACAAAGATGTGTTTGCGATAGTTCAGGCAAAATTCAACCAAAGAAAGCTTTCAGCAAGAAAGAGTATAGAGTACCCATTGAAAGGGAAGGTACTTTGTGGATATTGCAAACGAACATTGAAGGTGATGAAGCTGGCAGGAGAAAAATTATTTTTCTATTGTCCGAATGAAAAAATCAGCAGTAGTGCAGAGTGCATGGCAGAGTCATTCAGCAATGAGAAGCTGGAGAGCATAGTTTTAAGGGAAATCAAAAGGCATCTTGTTTTTCTGTCAGATATGAGTATTATTTTGCAAAATACTCGTTTGATGAGAGAGGAGCGGATAAAAGAGCAGGAGAAAGACTTGGTGAGCTTGGAGAAGAAGCTACAGGAGTTTATGGACCAAAAGGCTATTTCTCTTGAAAATTATCATACCGGAGCATTGAATAAGGAACAGTTTCTAGAAAGGCGTAACGAGATTGCTCAGATGATCAAAGACATGAAATCCGAGTATGAGATGAAGAAAAAAGAAGTAGAGCAGCAAATGAAAACGATGAACAAATCGCCAAAAGACTGCGAAGGTCTGTCGTGCTATTCAGGAATGGAACAACTGACCAGAGAAATGGTAGAAGCCTTTGTGGATCATATTGAAATTGACGGGAACTTGAACATTGATATTCACTGGACATTCAATAATCGGTTTGATTGTAGCCGCGATGGTGTGGCAACAGCATAACACCAGCCATAAAGTATTGTGGCAGTTGTGTTACACCAGCAGTTGTTCTTTGTAGCATCAATATAACACCACCGCATGAGTTTTGGTTGAAAAAGAGTTGGAAAAATAATAAAAAAGTTTGTAGCAACTACTTGACACCAGAGGGGATTGTCAGAGGGAATGACCCGTTTTTATATGGGGAAAAGCTGAAGGCTTATTTGAGAAGGGGGGCCAGACCCATCCGGGGGGAGATGAGTTATCCCAATGAAAGAGTGGGCTTTGGAGCGTTATGCGTGGCAGACAGCTTGCGAAACCTCGGCACGTAGTTTCAGAAAATTCTGAATGAATATACAATTTGTAGAAATTGTCAATGGAATCGCTTTGACACTATGTGCAAATTATGATAAAATGTTTTTGAAAAGCCTTGAACACTATATAAATCAAGTGTTCAAGGCTTTTTGTGTTACTAATTTGTTACTTGTTCAATGAAAAATTATTATTTTTTCCATGATCAAATCATGTTTTTATCATGGTCAAAATTACTTCATCAGTTCAATGGTTTGTCTTAACTGTTCAACCGTTTTGTGATTATAAACACGGTTTCCAACATCTTTTGATTTATGTCCCATCAGTAGATCAATACATTTCCTGTTGCCCCCGGCATTGTCAAGCATGGTTTCAAATGTGTGCCTTGCTTCATGCGGCGTTCGAGCCGCACCAATCAATTCCATGACAGAGTTCCACAATTCATAGTATTTGGTTGCACCAATCTTTTTCCCGTCAAGGCTGAAGAAGTATTCATTACCCTGTTTCACCCGTGCCTTCACTAACGGTTCAATTCTTGAATGGATTGGGACAATTCTGTCTTTTCCGCTTTTGGTCTTAATTCCCCCGGTGATGATCCTTTGCTTTAAGTCAACCTGATCCGCTTTCAGCGTCAAAAGTTCCGTCAGCCTGAATCCGGTGTATATGTAGATCAGAACCGAATCAACCCAAGGTTTGTCTTTTATTTCCCACAATGCGTCAATCTGACTTTGCGTGAACGGTTCACGGGTTGTTTCAGGGATAGGTGCAGCAGATGTCAGTTGTGAATACATCTTGTCAATGATGTCACATTCAAAGGCAAAGCGGTCAAGGTGTCCCCACAGGTTTTTGATTGCCCCTTGGGTTGAATAACCGCATCCACAGGAATCAATGGTATCTTGCATTTGGTATGACCGCAGTGTCCGGTATTTTGTCCCATAATACTTTGAACAATGCTTGAACGCAGACTTCAGGGATTGTTGGGTGCTGATCCCAAGTTTCGGAAGTTTGAGTTCAGCCCATCTTTGATATAGGATCGCAAGCGTTATTGTTTCCCGGTCAATCTGCCAAGGGTTGTTGTTATACTTGGCAAGCAAGATCAGGGCGTTTGCTTCCGTGTCCGCATACCCAACAGGGACTTGCTTTGATCCCCCGTTTTCATCATAGATCGTTACCTTGACAACCCAAGGTCTTGACCTGTTTCCTTTCAGCTTGGTCACGCACCCGTAACCGTTGGGATTTCTTTTTCCCATTTTCATCATTCCTTTCTTGATATTCCACAGGAATGATGATAGAATTGATTTGCATAGCCGAATCATCATTCCTTGTGGTGCTTTGGTAGCCGAACCCTGACCGCTGCAACGGTTGGGGTTCATTTGGTTTATTTACAGTTAATTGTTTATGAGTTCTTCGCCGTCAAAAATAAAAGACTGAATTGTGTCAGAATCCATGTCAATCACGAATTGAAACACGCTTCTTAATTCCGCACCGAAACTGTTTTGTGAATCAACATATCCTTGCACAGTAAATATGTTCCTTTCTTGTCTAAACCCCCATTCAGTATAAATTGGAAATTTGGCAGTGCTTGGAGATTTCAATATTTCCTTTACTTTTTCCTGACATAAATACTGATATTTGTCTAATTCTTCTTTTGAAACAGTGTAGTCTTGGAGTGTGGCAACGGTAGAACCATCAACATATAAATCGTGATCGGTATATCTAATTCTGTTGACAGTTTTGTCACCTTGAAGATACACAATAATATTCTTAATGCTTCCGGTTGTCAATCTATACCCTGTTTCATGATCAGAATGTGCATCATCCAATCCTTCATCATGTTCAAATGCATCTATTCTTTCTATGCCACAGTCAGACAACACTTTTTCAATTCTTTGTCCTTCTTCATCTGTTACATCAATAAACTTTGTTATCGTAACGGATGACGGCGGTGTTTTATCAGAATTAACAACTTTATCCATTGTTAGTGACATGACAATTCCAATTCCGGCACAAATCATAAAAAATACAATTATTACTGTAAGACATCCTCGAAATAAACCATGTTTTTTAGGCTGTTTTTGTTCCATTTTTTATCTTCCTTTCTGTTGGTAACTGTTGCGGTAACTGTTGGTAACTGTTGGTAACTGTTCAAGGTAGCGGTTTGAAATGCTTGAAAATCTTAATTGTAACTGTTGGTAGCGGTTAAATTTGATTTTCTTATAAAAACAAAAGAATTTTTTTGTATGTAAAAGAAAAATAATAAAAAATAGTAGTATAGAATCAACCGTTACCCCGTTACCAACCGTTACCAACCGTTACCTTTTCCTTGGAGCATTGAAATCAACCCGGATCAGATTGCCGTTTTTCATGATGATTTGTCCCTTTTTTCAGGAATGGTGTATTTTTCCAACTGAAACATATCTTGGATTTCATCCATAATCTTTGACTTTCCCAACTCATTCAGCCGGATATAATACCGCACAAGTTCCCTTGCACCTGTTCCGTAACACTTTTCAATAATGTCACAGACTTCAATTTCCTGTTCCAACTGCTTTCTGTTAATTTCCATTGGTACATCATAGCCCATCAGCCAAGACACATTGACATTCAGGGCGGTTGCCAACTTATAAAGTGCATCTTGCATTGGTTCATACTTTCCTGTTTTGTATTGGCTGATTTGTGCCTTGTCAAGTCCTGAACGGTTGGCAACATCCACCTGACGCATCCCCCTGATTTCCATAGCCTTCACAAACCTATTCTGAAAAGTATCAACCTTTTGCGTCATACTGATCACATCCTTTCTTTGAAAATTGGTGGTTCAATGTTGATTATACGCTAAAGTTAAGGACTTTTCAATCTTTCTTGAAAAAAAGTTAAGAAAACTTATAAAAAGTTATTGACAGATTATTTTCCAAGGTGTACTATGGTCTTGAGTTAAGAGTTCTTAACAAGAACGCTTAACCTGAAGGACAGGCTGACAGATGCCAACGAGAGAACGGAAGTAAACCACTTTTCCAATAGCCGTGACAACCCGTAACAGGGACGGAAGATGCGAGTGATTGAAAACAAAGGGTATCGTGAATCTACACTGGGACGGTGAGGCGGTCAGCCTGATGAACTGAAGAAACGAGGAAACGGAAGGTAAATCGAGAGGGCTACATCCAAGTGACATGGCGGTCATGCTGACAGATGTATCAGACAGAGGGTGTGAAGAATTAGACAACCTTCCAAAGAAGTTGAAGAAAGCACGGGCATCAGGGCAAGAAAGCAAAGTGAACCGAACTACATACGCAGAAAACAGTTCAGGTCATGCCAAATGACACTTTACCCCTACGTAAGAAGTTGCCAAGCGGAAGAATCAACCGCCGGAGAGGACACAGCACTTCAGTTTCAAATGCCTTCAGACACCGTTGCAGCGGTTAAGACAAGACACCACAAGGAATGATGATTTGTCTGCAATGTTCTTTCACAAAAATTGTCTATTGTGTGCCGGATAACAGGTTTTTCTTGGTTTTTAAGGTGAAAATCAGGGCGGTTTGAACAGTCACCGTTCAAAAAGTTCAATGTTGGTCAACAGGTTTTGGCGTTTTAATGTGAAATGCCATAGGGTTCTTGGAAGTTCCCTGAATGAAAAGAACTTTCCGCAATAGACAATATTTGTGAAAGAGCATTGCAGCAGAAAGGAGAACAACATGAAGGTTAAACAGATTTTTGAACACTTAAATCTGCTGATCACAGATGAAACGGAAATAATCATCCGTGATCCTGAAATGATCACACTTGCAAAAGGGAATTGGTTTCAGGACAACATCCTGAAGTATTCTGACAGCATGGTTGAATCCTTCGTTTGGCAAGATGATCACAAATTTTTTATTGATCTGAAAGAATAGGAAGGTGTTGTCTAATGAAGAAGTATCAAATCAAGCTGACATGCCTTGAAGGTGAATATGCCGGGAAGAATTATCTGCTGACTAAAGGCGGTTATGTTTCCAAGGGTGGGTTTCAGTTGCCGGAATTTTGCTATCTGAAAGAATCCGTTGCCAAGGCAGTCTGCACCCGGTACATGAAGAACACAAAAGGCAGCGGTTGGAAGTTTGAGGTTGTGGAAGTTGAATGAAAGAAGGTGGTGAAGTGAAGAAAATCATTGCAGCGTGGATTGAGCAGATTCTTGAATTTCCGTCTGAAGAAGAATATCAGGCATACATCAAGGAATTGAACAGAAGTCCCAAGAAGTTCAAAGTGCTGAATGAACAGAAACTTGAAGGTGGTTCAGTGCTGATCGTCATTGCAAAGCAGTACAACAATAACAATTTCCCGGAGAGAAACGCAGCCGGGGAACTTGTGTGAAGAAAGGAAGGTGAAAAGAGTGGCATTTGATTTTTCAAAGTTAAGGGGTAAGATCAGGGAAAAATTTGGAAGTGAACAGAAATTTGCTGAAGCAATGGGACTTTCCCATGTGTCCCTGTCGGCAAAGTTGAACAACCGTGTTCCGTTCACTGCACCTGAAATAAACAAGGTGTGTGAACTTCTCTCAATTCCGGTGGAATTTATCCCTGTTTATTTTTTTACTGAAAAAGTTAAGACATCTTAACCAAAATGAAAGGAATGGTGAAAATGAATAAATTTTCGGATAAGTTGAAAAAGGCTATGCATCAGTTAAACATTACACAGACACAGTTGGTCACACTGACTGGATGTTCCAAGGGTGCAATCAGTATGTACCTGAATGACAAGTGTGAACCGGGTGATCAGAAGAAGAAGGGGATTGCGGTTGCCCTTGGTCTTGCAGCAGATTTCTTTGATCAGGATGATCCTGAACCAAAGGCAGCAGTTGTGAAGCCTTCTGACAAGAATGGAATCCACAGAATACAGTTGAATGATCTTGCAGCAATACTTGGCGTTGACAGAGAAACGGCATCCAAGATTGCCGCTAACCGTGATCTTCCCGGACTGTATGCGTGCAAGGGTACAGGAAACAAATGTGTGTATATCATCAATGAAGCGGTATTTTGCAAGGTGTGAAAGGAGAACGCAGAGAATGAATGAAAGCATTGTAAAAGGATTCAAGGTGTTCAATCCTGATTGGACTTGCCGGGGCTTTCAGTATGAAGTGGGCGGTACATATGAAATGGATGATGAACCAAGGGTTTGCGACACCGGATTTCATTATTGTGAAAAGGCTTCTGACTGCTTTGATTTTTACAAGTTCAATCCTGAAAACAAGGTTGCTGAAGTTGAAGCCCTTGGACTGATTGATTCTGACGGAAAGAAGTCTTGCACAAATAAGATCAGGATTGTCCGGGAAATTCCTTGGGATGAAGTCTTGCGGATCGTCAATGAAGGTGCAAATTGCACGGGTCTTTGCAACACCGGGAATCGGAACACCGGGGATTGGAACACCGGGAATCGGAACACCGGGGATTGCAACACCGGGGATTGGAACACCGGGGATTGCAACACCGGGGATTGGAACACCGGGAATCGGAACACCGGGGATTGCAACACCGGGGATTGGAACACCGGGAATCGGAACACCGGGGATTGGAACACCGGGAATCGGAACACCGGGAATCGGAACACCGGGGATTGGAACACCGGGAATCGGAACACCGGGGATTGCAACACCGGGAATCGGAACACCGGGAATCGGAACACCGGGGATTGGAACACCGGGGATTGGAACACCGGGAATCGGAACACCGGGAATCGGAACACCGGGAATCGGAACACCGGGGATTGCAACACCGGGGATTGGAACACCGGGAATTGGAACACCGGGGATTGGAACAAATCTTCTTTCAATAATGGCTGTTTTATGACCGTTGAACCAAAGATCATGATGTTCAACAAACCGTCTGATTGGACATACATGGATTGGTTAAATTCTGAAGCAAGGTATCTGATGAATCAGATTCAACGGGATGTTCTTGAATGGATTTGGTCAGATGACATGACGGAAGAAGAAAAGGCAGCACACCCGGATCATGAAACAACGGGCGGTTATCTGAAGGAACTTGATGAATCTGAATGTGGTCAGCTTTGGTGGGACGCATTGACCGCAAAGCAGAAGGGCATCATCAGGAATCTTCCGAACTTTGACAAGGAAATATTTGAAGAAATTACGGGGATAAAGACGGAATGAACCTGATGCCCCACCAAGACAAAGCGTTGAACCTGACGGAGAACTTCAACCATGTGGCATATTACCTTGACATGGGACTTGGAAAAACTTTTGTCGGTGCTGAAAAGATGTATCTGCTGAACAATGCCGTGAACTTGGTGATTTGTCAGAAGTCAAAGGTTGACGATTGGGTTGAACACTTCACACGGTACTATCCTGAATATCATGTTTTGAACCTGACAAAGAAGTCTGAAGCAATCACTTTCAGGAACAAGGCAGACACGGTTGGAATGTATGATCAGAAACAGATTGTTGGGATAATCAACTATGAAACGGCAATGCGGCGTTCATGGCTGCTGAATTTGACGAATTTCACCCTGATGTTGGATGAATCAAGCCTAATCCAAAATGAAAACGCAAAGCGGTCAAAGTTCGTGCTGAAGATGAAGCCTGAAAGCGTGATCCTGTTGTCCGGGACACCCACTGCCGGAAAGTATGAAAAATTGTGGTCACAGTTGAAATTGCTTGGGTGGGACATTGACAAAAAAGGATTTTGGGCTAGTTATGTTGACACAAAATGGGTTGAAGATGGTGACTATCACCGGGAAGTGATCGTTGGATATAAACGGGTTGAACACTTGAAGAAGAAACTTGCACAGTTTGGTGCGATTTTTATGAAAACGGAAGAAGTGTTGAATCTGCCCGAACGGATTGAACAGAACATCATGCTGAACCCAACCAAGGAATACAAGCATTTTGAAAAAAGCGGTTATCTGATCCTTGACACATTAAACCTGATTGAAACTGACTTCACGGATCATTCAGATTTTTGGGGAAAGGATGTCACACCAAAGATTGAATTGGTTGGTGACAACGCCTTGACCAAGATGATGTATGAAAGGCAGTTGTGCGGACAGTACCACAAGGAAAAGTTGGACGCATTCCGGGATTTGGTGGAATCAACAGAAGATCGTCTGATTGTCTTTTACAATTTCACCGCTGAATACTTGGCTATGGTGCGGAAGATTCAGGACTTGAAAAGACCGCAGAGCATCATTAACGGGAAGCAGAAACAAACCACTTGCTATGAAAAATATGAAAACAGCATCACATTCATTCAATATCAAGCCGGGGCAATGGGCGGCAACTTTCAGAAGGCAAACAAAGTGATATATTTCACGCTGCCACTTGGAAAAGGATCATGTGACCTTTGGGAGCAGTCAAAAAAAAGGGTTCACAGGATTGGTCAGAAAACAACTTGTTTTTACTACTATCTGCTTGTCAGGAACAGTATTGAAATACACAACTTTGAATCATTGAAGTTGGGAAAGGATTTGACTGATGAACTATTCAAGAACGATTAAAAGGACACAGGTTGCAAAAAGGATGTTGGTTTCATGGGTAGTCATTGCATTGGTTTCAGCCCTGATTGGTGGTGTCATAGGTCATATAACCGCCAAGGAAGGCACAAAAAGCGGCAATGGTATAAATAATCAGGGTGACATTGAATTGTCCGTATTTGGGGCGTATGATGACCGGATCATCACTGAAGAAGTTCCGCTTGAATGGGAAGGTGAATTGAACTTTGAACCGTATGACATACCAATGGATGCGGAACTTCAGGAATTTATTTTCTACTTGTGCCGGGAATATAATGTTGATTTCAGTTTCATCATTGCAGTCATAGAACAGGAATCACAGTATAAGTCTGATGTGATAAGTGACACAAATGACTACGGTTTAATGGGAATCAATCAGATCAACCATGAGGAACTGACACGGGTGCTTGGCATTGATGACTTCCTTGATCCATACCAAAATGTGAGGTCAGGCATCTTCATTTTTCGGAAACTGTTTGAACGCTATCAGGATGTGAACATGGTGCTGATGGCGTACAACATGGGGGAAAGAGGTGCGGCAAGGCTTTGGGAAAACGGCGTGTTTGAATCCAACTATTCAAAGTCAGTCATGAACATACAGGTAAGATTGAACAGGGAAGGGGTGAACTGATGAAAGAAAGATGGAAGGTCGTTCAGGATCATCCAAAATATGAAGTCAGCAGCATGGGGAATGTCAGAAACGCACAAACGGGAAAACTGCTTCAACCATATGATGACGGAAGTGGATATTTAAGGGTAAAGTTAGACCGGGAAAATTGCAGATTGCACATTTTGGTTGCAACGGCATTTGTACCGAATCCTGACAACAAACCCGTTGTCAATCATAAGAAAGGCAAAAAGCACGATTGCAGAGCATCACAGCTTGAATGGTGTACCATTTCAGAGAATACACAGCACGCATGGGACACGGGACTTTGCAAGCGTAGAAGAACAATCAAGAGAAAGAGAGGGAAACAGAATGAGCGTATATCCGTTGACTGTCGGTGATCTTAAAAAGGCACTTGAAGGCGTACCGGACAACTTGGAAGTAAGGCTTTCAAGTGATTCAGGAGTGGATCAGGGGATTGGTCAGATCATTGTTGAATCTGCAAGGCGTGTGAAATACGACCTTCCTGAAGGTCAGCATTTTGAAGATGGTTCAACAGGCGTTGATTACTTTGACATCTATGCCAACGATACCGGGGAATCAGAAGATAATGAAGAAGGGTGGTGAGAAGTACGGCACAGGAAAAGAACTTTGAAAACAGGGTGAAGGATTTCCTGAAGAATCAGGGTGCATGGTTCTTGAAATATTGGGGCGGTGCAAAGTTCACACGTAGCGGAATCCCTGACCTGTTGGTTTGTCTGAATGGTTGTTTCCTTGGGATTGAGTTGAAAGCACCAAGGGGACACCCTGAAGAACTTCAGCTTTATCACTTGAAGGAAATAGACAAGTCAGGTGGGTTTGCAATACTGCTTTACCCAAAGGACTATGAAAGATTCAAGGAACTTGTGGAAACGGTTCAGGACTATGGCTGTTCGGCAAGGGAATCAGAAAACTATAAATATTTCAGGTCAGTGTGGATTGCTGAACTTGAAAAAATTCATGAAAGGAAAGGTGAATAAAATGGCAGCAAAGAAAAAAGTGGAAGATGGTCAACAGGTTGCACAGGCTATTGCAGCGGATCAGTTGAAGGACAAGGCGGCACAGGAACAGGTTGATGCAGACATGGCAGAGATCAAGGGGAAGAAGGAAGATGACATTGCTTATAATTACCCTGACATTATCCGGGAAAGCCTTTTGAGAACCGGAAGGGATGGCATGGTTGACCTGATTGACTACATGGATCAGATCGGTTTCTTCAAAGCACCGTGCAGCACAAGGTTTCATTTGGCAAAGGAAGGCGGTCTTGCTGAACATTCCGTCAATGTGATGTGGCAAGCAGAGAAGATTTCCCTTGCACTGATAGGTGGGAAGAACCTGACGAACGAGTTCAGGAACAGTCTTGTGATTGCGTCCTTGCTTCATGACCTTGGCAAGTGTGGTGATTACGGAAAGCCAATGTATGTTGACAAGGTGCTGAAGTCAGGAAAGAAGGGTGTTCAGCCCTACGAAACCAACAAGGCATTGACCCATGTTCCCCATGCGGTGCGGTCAATCAAACTTGCAACGCTTTTCATTGATTTGACCGAGGAAGAAGAATGGGCGATCTTGACCCATGACGGACTTTATGACTTTATGAAGTACGATATTCCCGGCAATGAAACGCAGATGTCAATGATCCTTCATTGGGCTGATATGTGGGCTTCCCATGTGATTGAAGTGTCTGATGAATCGGATGCAGAAGAGTAAAAGAAAGGAAAGGTGTCAGTTATGGCAGAAAAAGTTTTGATCATGGGCGAATCCGGCACGGGTAAGTCCACTAGCATGAGAAATTGCAATCCTGAAAATGTGGCGGTGGTGAATCCCGTTGGAAAACCCCTTCCGTTCAAGGGACAGGGAAAGTTTGCAATGCTGAACGGCGTGACCGAGAGCAGAAGCATCACCAAATGGATGAAGGAACAGGCAGCAGCCGGGAAAAAGATCATTGTGGTGGATGATTTTCAGTATATTCTTTCTGTTCCGTACATGAACCGCATCAAGGAAAACGGTTGGGACAAGTGGAATGACTTTGGTGCAAATTACTTTGAAATCATTGAAGTGTGCAAGGAACTTCCGGCTGATGTGGTGGTGTATTACCTGACGCACACGGAAACGCTTGAAAGTGGCGTGACCACCATCAAGTTGATTGGAAAACTGCTTCGTGAAAAGATCACCATTGAAGGCTTGTTCACTATCGTTCTTCGTACAAGCGTCAATGAGGGCAAGTATTACTTCCTGACGCAGAACAGCGGCAAGGACACGGTGAAGTCACCGCTTGGAATGTTCCCTTCATACGCCATTGACAATGATCTTCAGTATGTTGATGACAAGATCAGGAACTACTATGAACTGAACGGTGCAAAGTCTGATGCGGAAATTGCGGAAGCTGACAAGAATGCTGCAAGTGATCTTTCCAAGCCTGACGCAAACGGGAGAAGGTCAAGAACTGCAAGAACTTCCAAGGGGGAAGCAGATGCCCCGGCTGCACAGAAGGAGATTGCACAAACTGCTTGCCCTTCTACTGATCTTGATGCCGCAGCAGTTCCGCAGACCGGGGAAAGAAAACGCAGAACACATGATGAAGTGGAAGCGGAGAATCAGAAGAAGATGGCTGAACACATTGCTGCACAGGGCGAAGCACTTGACAAGGCATTCCCGGATCAGGAAGAAGTACCGTTTGAAGAAGCAGCGAAGGTATTGGAACAGGTGGAAGCACCTGAACTTGAAAAAGTACCTAGACGCACACGCAAGGAACGCATTGAACGGGATCAGGCAGCAGAGGAAGCAACCATTTCCGCATCTAACGATCAGGAAGAAAGCCCTGTTGACGGGAACATGAATCCACCTGAAACACCTGAACCGGGGACAAGGCAAAGGCGTGTCAGAAGATCGAGATAAAAGGAAGGAGTGAAAAAAATGGTAAATGAGCGTCAGGGGAAGGTTTACAATCCCGTTCCGGTTTATAATCGGAAACTGCTTCGTTCGGTGATCCGTGCCGGAGTTGCAAAGCAGTTTGGGAATCACAATGTCAGTGCTAACATGAGCAGCAATTTTGAACGGATCAGAAAGGAACGGGTGGAGTGATGGCAAGGCATGATGACACTATGGATGCATTTGCAACGCTGCTTGGATTGGGTGTATTGGGGTCTTTACATGACCCCAATGAATCCCCGGACTTTGAAAAGTTCAAGGCAGAAGCGGAAGCAAAAAGAAAGCAGTATCAGGATCAGGCAAGGGAACGCACCCTTGTGTATGCTGAAAGGGATGCCAAGATGACCAGGGCAATCTATGAAGCATACATCAAGGTTGGTTTTACTGAACAGCAGTCTTTTGAACTTGTGAAGGCTGAAGTTTCAAACAAGAGCAAATAAAAGAAAGGTAAAAGGTGAAAATTATGGCTATTGATTACAGTAAGTTTGAAGGTAAGGTTGATCTTGCAGCACTTCAGAAGGATGTTGCTGAAGCACCCACCACAACGGATGTTCCGAAAGGGACATACATTGTTTCCATTGAGAAGATGGAG